TTCATATCTTAGCGTTAGAACGCCTGTAGGCGTCGTCAGTCTCACATTTTAGGCACGAGCCAAAAAATGAGGGTTCACCACATGTATCACACTGATATATATCTCTAAGAAAATCCTTACCAGAGAATGATTTGCGGAGTCCGTTTAAGAAACCTGAGAGCAGTCCTGACATAGTATTAGTTTTCTATCATGTATCTCAACATTGCTTTTCCAACAAACATGACATACCCCTCTCATAGGTGCACAGTCTTCACAGGCGTGAAATAATTTAGTCATTATATCTCTTAGTCTTGACATCTCTTTATACATTCCGTTATTCTTCCAAGTCTATATTCGTTTGCAGGAGTGCGAGCCTCTCTAGAGACTCTGTCATATACACGTTTAAAATCAATAGAATGTTCTTCCCTAGATTTTTTATCTTGATACACGTATAGTCTAAATCATTTATATATAAAAGTCTTTCGCTTATAACGTGGTGAAGTTACCATAGTTCCTTCTCTGCCTAGCCTTGTTATTCTTCGCTCTGTTGGACAGGTGTACTCCACAGCAAGGACAGAACAATCCTTCATACTTTATATATAAACAACATTTACTACACTTCTTGTAAGGCGTGTTCGCTATATCATTCACATGTTTCTTATGTTCATACTTTGGATCTAGGCAAGCGTTCTTACATATTATGCTCATGTGAATTTTGCTCCACAACTTTTACATTCTGCATATCCTTGACTATTACTAATATTACCCCAATGCCATGTATAGCCATCTCTTTTTTTACATTTAGTACAAGTATCAATATCAGTCATTTTAGTTTTTCTAAAGCCTCCTCATATGTATCGCCTTTGACTGTACAGTCACACCAGTCACCGTTGCCTGAACCACACCAACCTGTTCCCTCATCACACCCGTGCTCAAGCATGCCATGTCCACAGGACTTGCATTTATCTTCCATGACAGTGATGGTTGGGAAGTCGTATTTGATACTTTAGTTCTATTACGCACCACGCACACTCCCTCATGGCTCAACCTTAAAGTCAGTAAATTTTGAAACTCCAAAGGTGGTTGTCTCTTCAGGCTTGAATATGGTATGTCCGTTGTTGCATACTATGGATTTGTTTTCTTCTGTTGCAAAGGCTATGACGCTTGAGTTAAAAATCAAGTGCTTCATGTTTTTACAACTTATGCAATCTGTTATCGTACATTCTTCGCAAAGTCGTTTCTGCGAAAAACATTCGTCGCAATCCCACGTCATTATTTGCTAGCCTCCTGAGGCACGAATTTTGGTGATTTGTATTTGCTCATCTTCTCATCAACCTGACTTTTGCCTTCGGCTATCATAGTGCCTTGAACTCTAAATAAACAGCGTCCTAGGTTCTTTTTTGAGTGTTCGCCAATTAAACTTTGACAAGCGATGCACATTATTTTATCTATCTGTTTTGATCCAATCATGAATTATATATATATCTATGTAATATAAACGTATCTGATTAAACAGGAATCGGTATATCATATCTGACAGCGTCTTCCCTCTTGTCTTTTCTAGAAACTAATTTTGGTCTGCGTTTGCAGCAGGGACAGTTATCATTTACTAGGTATATCTTTCTTATCCACTTGTCACAGCGTCTACATAACGCATGAGTCTTGTATGCGTTTCCAAACGGTCTATCATCTGGTATTCTATCGCACAGTCCTTTACAGCCTTTCATAAGTAGTTGTAATATGTTAGCCTTAATTAAATGTTCCTATCTCATGTCTTCTAGCATTTCTTCGTCATAAGTATTCATCTTGTATTCTGGTTTGTCTTCATACTCGTTTATTGTTTTGTTGTTAAGTTTGAATGATACATACAATAGTATCAGTCCCACTGGTGTTAGGAACAATGTAAATGTTAAAAACAGTCCGATAAAAAATAATGCTATGTTCATGAATCTATAATGTTATAACCATATATTAATCTTAGGAAAAAAGAAGCAGAAGACAAATCTTACGTGTTTGCCTACTACCGACTTGGTAGAACGGTTAGTTAACTAGCAACATATATAGATCATACTAATATTTAAATTAAACTCTAATACCAATAATTATTAGATAACGTAGTGACTAATTTAGGGGTTTCCGATATTACTTTAGAAATTTCTTCTAGTATTCTTCGATGATAGTATGACACTATTTTTGATAATATTATTAATATTTAAATTAAACTCTAATAACAACCGTTCCCTTATCGAGTTATTATTAGGTGGTTTAAGAGGGCTACCGTGACCAGTCCCTTGTAGGGGATTGAAGTTGGGTAATTCCTGACAACCGTATGTGGTATGACGTCCCCCTATTTATAGGTTATTCCTCTTCTTCTTCTCGTCTTTTTTGTTCTTCCATCTTGTCTTCGCATAGGAATGTTAGTTTCCAAAAGACTTTCTTGTCCTCAGAAGATATTTTTGATTTGTCTAATCTAGCAAATGCTAGTTCAAACCATGATAGTAATAATACATAATCCTTTAATGATAAATTTACCATGTAATCCCTTTAAATAGGTAGTTTAAATTCTTTTGTATGCACACATTGGTATAGCCCTAGAGCGAATTTTACTTCTTAATTTGGTTGTACAGCATGGACAATGTATTCCTTCCCAATCTACAAACAATGCACACAGGGTACATCTCTTACCACCTCGTAGATATGTTCTTTTACCTTTAGGGGCACGGTGTCTTTCACAAACTCCTTTACATGAACTGGACATGATAATCTTTATATGAATGATAATATAAGTGTTATAATGGAATCTAAATCATTTGATGAACCAAAAGAGATTAAAAAAGAAGTACCTGTTAAAAAATGTCTATGTAACCCAGAAATCGGCAAACACCCAAAGTGCCCTACACATAGTTCACAATAACATATTCTGACATAATTCTAACGTCATTAGACAAAGTTTATTAACTAACACATTCACTCTTATATCATGGGTGTTATAGATAATATAAGAAAAGCATTTACCTCTAACGTTAACAAAGGGTATACTGAATCTACGACTAGACCTAGCATATCCCAACCTTACATGGCTACCGATACAGGTGCCAAACTACCAATTTTCCCATTCCCACTCATAATGATTTATGATTTGGCAGATACCATTGATGCCATTAGAATTCCTATTGAAACTATTAACCGTGAGATGTTTAAGAACGGATTTGAGATTGTAGAGAGATTCAAATACAAATGCATGAACTGTTCAAAAGAATTCAAATATGCACCAAACGTTCATGAGGAAGGTGAGGATAAAATAGACATGAAGAAAGTACAATGTGATTCATGTCTCAGTTATGATATGAAAAGACCTGTACCAACACATAGAAAGATTCTTGAGGATATGATGAGCAAGCCTATAAATGGTAACATGCAAAATATGGAAGATCTTGCAAGACAACTAGAAAGAGACTTGGAGATTGCAGATAACGCTTACATGCTACTGCTAAAGAACTATTGGATTGACGATACTACTGGAGAGATAGACCCAGAGAAAACTGAGATTAAAGAACTTTTAAGAATTGATCCGCCTCAAGTGGCAATGATTGCTGACTCTGACGGTAGAATAGGATATGATGATAAGAGACAAAAGATTTGGGTATGTCCTAGATTTGAACACAGGGACAAGAGACAGTACACTGACAGATGTGATGTGTGTAATGCCCATTGTCTAAAGGCAATACTTGAAGTAAACTCTGTATATTCTATTGGTATTCCTCACCCAAAGAGAGTAATCTATGGTGAGGGTGAAATTATTTGGAAAGCAGGTAAATACAAACCAAGTTTAATTTATGGTATGTCTCCTATATTCGCTATATGGAGTAAGGCAATGTCATTGTCTCACATGGACGAATATATTAGAAAATACTTTGATAAAATGCGACCACCACGAGGATTACTTGTTGTTGCATCAAGAAACTATGAAACCTTTAGAAAGTCATGGGACGCTTTGGAACAAAAAGCAACTGAAGATCCATACATGATACACCCACTCATGGTTGAATCTGACAAAGGTGGAAAGAACATGGCTAACTGGATAGACTTTACTGGTTCATTACAAGAATTACAATTCGTTGAGATAAGAAAAGAGTTAAGACAGATCATTGGTGCCATGTACGGTGTACTTCCATTATACTATGGAGAGATGGTAGGTGGTTGGTCACAAGAGGGATTACAAGTTACAATTACAAACAGAGCAGTCAAGTGGGGACAAGACATTCTATTCAAATCTTTCTTTAAGAAACTTGCAGAAGTTATGGGAGTTGACGATTGGGATCTTAAACTTGTAGCAGGAGAAGAAAACGATAAACTATCAGAACTACAAAGAGAAGGTGTAGAGATTGACAACATGGCAAAACTACAACAAATGGGATTCAAGATAGAGAGAACCCATACTGGAGAATACAATGTATCTAAAGAAGTTCAAGACATGGAAAACCCAGAACTTAAAAACGGTAGAGGCAGAGGAACTGCTGCACCTGAAGAACAAAGAGCAAACGCACAAGGTGAACATGTTGAAAGTAGACCTTCTGACATAGGAGGAGTTGCACAGGGACACCCTTCATCTGGTAGTGGAACATCTATGTCACAAAAGAACTTCCCTACTGGTATCACACCTGCCAACTTTGATGTGGTAAAGAAAACATTACAAACTGCAGTAGACTTTGGTTGGAAGAAAACAAAAACAGTAGAAGAGTTAAGAAAATATGCAGGTATAACGGTAAGAAATGCAAGGGACATAGTTGATAATGAGTTAGGTATGACAAAGAGATGGGAAGATGAAGAAAGTAGTTAAGAAAATAAAGGAAGCAGTTGAACATAAAAAGGTTGAACCTAAAATTGTTGTCTTTAAATCCAAGGTAAAAAATCCATATGATGAACTGATCAATAGTATATTAAAAGACATTGCACAAGACGTAAAAGACAAGCCTTCCATAGAGATAATCGGCTTACTTAATGACTGTTTAAGACACATAAGGAACAATTAACATGGCAGAAAAATTTGAAGTAAAGACTGGTGGAACCAAAATTGGTGATAAAATCGTAGATATACACCAAAAAAATGAATATACAAGAGTTAACAACTATAAGGAAGGCATGTGTTTTGGCTGTTTTGGTCATGGTATTCCAGTAGGTGCAGGTGTATCTGACATATGTGGTGACTGTGCAGGTAAAAAAGGCAGGGAAACCATCTTAGTTCCAATTAAAGAGATTGTTTATGGGTTGTGTCACTTCTGTGGAGAGTTTAAACATGGTTTAGAACAAATAAATGCAAGACTTTGTCAAAAATGCCATAGAAGAGTTTCAAATCACATGAAGAGTTATAATCTAAAAGGTGGAATGTTAGAAACTGATCCTTTCTGGAAAAGTCAGAGAAGAAA